GTCGACGATTCCGTCGCGAGCGCGGGCGGCGGCGACATGCTGAAAAGCGTGTACGACAAGAACGGCAACGGCATTGTAGACAACGCCGAAAAAGTGGGCGGTCACACGGTGGCAAAGGACGTGCCGGAGGACGCTGTGTTTACCGACACGACTTATGAGGCGGCTTCGGCCACGTCGCCCGGCCTTATGTCCGCGGCAGACTACACAAAGCTTTCCGGTTTTAGCAACGCGAGCGACTATGCAAAAAAGACGGACATTTCCGGCCTTTACAAGTACAAGGGCAGCAAGGCGACGTTCTCGGCGCTGCCTACGTCCGGCAATGTGGCAGGCGATGTGTGGAATGTCGAGGACACCGGCATGAATTACGCCTGGACCGGCACCGCGTGGGACGCGCTGGGCACAACTTTTGAGATCAACTCGATCACGAACGGCGAGATTGACACGATCACTGCGGACACGTAAGGAGGTGCAGCTATGGCCTATCTGGATAACGACGGCCTGAGTTACCTCTGGACAAACAAAATCAAGCCACTGATCGCGAAGTATCTGCCGCTTACCGGCGGCACGCTGACCGGCAAGCTGAAACTCTCCGGCGCGCCGACAGAAGACATGGACGCGGCAACCAAAAAATATGTCGATGATTCCGTCGCAGGCGCAGGCAGCGGACCAAAGCAGTACACCGGCACGCTGCTTGCCTCGGGCTGGGTTGCGGATTCACACGGGTATCAGGCGCAGACGATCACGATCACGGGTTTGAAAGCCGCTTACGATGTAGACCCGCAGTGGGACGTGGCGCTTTCAGGGACTGACCCGGACGCGGACGCGGCGCTTTTGGAGGGCTTTGCTTTGATTCACAACTACACGACCGGCGCGAACAGCCTGACCGCGCAGTGCATCGGCAAAGCCCCGACAGTGAACATCCCGATTATCTGAATAGTCGCTTTACTCTGGTATCATCAGACACTCGAAGCACTATGCTTACGACTTATATATTCTGTGATGCGGACAGAAATGAATTTGCTTTGAATGTCATATCTACCACCAAAGTTTTTGATTTGAACATGGAATTAACAAATGGGTTATTTGACCACAGCAAATTAGATTCTAACGACCCGGATGCTGGAATCTGGGAAACAAGCAAGGCGGTGCTTCGGAAATAAGTAAGAACGGACATTTAACAGTCTTTTTTAGAAAGATATACTGTTAAATGTCCGTTCCATTTTTACTGTTCCAAAAGAGAAAGATATTTATAAACCGTGGTTCTGCTCAGATTACAAACCCGTGCCAACTCGCTCAAATTGAGGTTCTTATTTTTGAACGCGGGATAATGGCGAAGAAAAACAGGTGGAATATCGTCTGCGGTCAGTTCCGGTCTGCCGATTTTCGCGCCCTTGGCTCTGGCGTTCGCCATTCCAGAGCGCACGCGCGCGCGTATCATTGAAAGTTCGAGTTGGCTGAACACGCCTGCCATTTGTAAAAACGCTTCTGTCATCGGGTCTGCGTGTCCGTTGCGGCAATCCATCGTGATACTGCCGACAATGACAAGGCACAGCCGCTTTTGACTGATTGCGTCTATAATCTCACACAACTGCTTTGTGCTTCTGGCAAGCCTTGAAACTTCCAGCGTGATAATCGTATCGCCTGCCTGCGCCTGTTCCAGAAGCAAAGATAACTGCTCTTTGATAACCGCGTCCCCGTGTTCGTATTCAAGAAAGACGCGCTCCGCGCCTGCCTGTTTGAGTTCGCGCACCTGCCGCTCGATATCCTGTTTGCTCTCGTTCGTCGAGCATCTGGCGTAGCCTGTTTTCATCTTCATCCCTCCGATTGCTCCACGGGCTTCTGCTTGCCCGTGGAGCGTATTTCTCTCAGCAGGAAACCGAGAACCGGCGCGAACTAACCGCCTTTGTAAAGTCTTTGTAGAGGTCAGCATAGAGTTTCTTGAATGTCGTGCTGTCAAAGCGGTTGGAAATGACGCTGGTATAACGCACAATGTAAGCGCCCGCGTTCAGTTCCTCGGTATCGAGACGAAGCATTTCTTCTTTCAGCGCATCGCGGATGGCATCCGCC